CAAGAGTTGGAGCATTTGTACTGCTCTTCATTTGTACCACCCTTAAACTTCAATCCACCAGCCAGTTCGAGGCACTTTCTGGCATAAGTCCCGATGACCGGTGTTAGCCGGTCAGTCGATAAATAACCATGTGCACGGTTGGCTGCTGCTTGTTCTTGCGGCAGCCCCTTTGAACCTGACAAATGTATTTTCGTCAAGGTGCGCATTGGGTCTTGGAAAGTCTCGTTAGACAACCAAGGGTTGGCAAAGTACCTCCCACAATAAGGCACTGGGTTGTTCATGTGAATCACTGTTGACTCGAGCTTCTGTCCGAGCTCAGCTGTGACTTGAGGCAATTTAGTTGCGTAGTCATCCTCGCCATACGCCGGAGCGTAGTTTGGCGTGACGCCGTCATCCCCTGTGTGCACACCCAACATCAAAAATGCTGTTTCAGCCGGATATCCCATCTTTCGCAAAGTCGCGAAGGAAGAGAATGCGGCCATCAGTGTGTTCCAGGAAGTTTGCGGCGACCCGCTGCGCGTCCCAAACCCAGGGTCGTACCTCACATTATCTGCAGTGATGGCGCTTTTCTTGAAAACACCATCATGGTATTGCTTGTACGACGCCCGATGAGCTTCCCCGTAATAGCGCAACCCCATTGCTAGGGTTATGCATTCCTGCAAGAACTTGGAAACGGATCCGTCAAATCTGCTAAAATCAGATGGGACAAGACCTCTGATCGCCGCCTCTTTCGCGGCGAGATCCCTCATTCTGCGGATAGCCTGTTTCGGTGACATCCCAATTCCATACCACTTAAATCTCTTCAAGTAGCTGGATAAGGGCAGGCTGTAACGTGAGAAGTTGATGGTCAACTCGGGTGAACATGTTGTTATGTTCCTGGGGGAATTGGGCGCGGCATAAGCCTCCGTTTTGATGAACGACTTCAGCTTATTTTGGCACAATGATGACATTGTGTGTGCAACCTGCTCCCAGCGCGCCCGCTGGGATGGTTTTGATTGGGCCTCATTCACTTCAGAACAACTCATCGGTGTTCCCGTGCCCATGACGTGTTCAGGAATGATAAGGTTTACGAACTCACGTGCATACGTGTAATACTCTTTTGGAGGATCCACGATATTACGAGGTTTGTCCACCCGTCCGGCAATACATTCCTTATCTGCGTTGTAGCCTTTTGCTGCAAAGAGCGCAGGCCTAGCTGTTATAGGCGTGGTGACATGGCGACCAACCTCCCTCCCATCTTCTGTGCCCAGGGCTCCAGTTCGAGGCAAAGCCTGGAAATTCGTCTGGAATTTCCCCGTGCTGATGATGTTAGGCTTGAACTCATCAAAGTCCCAGCATTTCAGGAGGAGTGGTGCCATCCGTACAGCTTTATGTTGATCATACTTCGCGGTTGTTAGCATCCGTTCTATATCGGAGGTGACCGGAGGGTCTTTCTTGTTAAGCAGACGCTCGCTGATCGCGTGAAAGATCTCCCCGTCAAGTTCCACGGAATACTTCGTTCCCGTGGCCCTTACTGAGAGAAAATCAGTCACGGCGTCCCATAAGTAGTCTACAGTCCCACTCCGCACACTCAACCGTTCTAGCCCGAAAGCTTTGCCGTACCACAAAGGATTGAATATCCACCCAAGCATTCCGATCCTGGCTTTTGGTGTTAGCCAGATAAACCGGTGATGTTCGTCTCCGGCTATGTCCCTCTGTTCGATGTCATAAATGCACAGTCCCATGTACCAGTCGAGCACCGTCACAGTGTCACCCTTGTAGTGCCACAGT